TGCAAGCCTCATCGCGGCCAGGTTGGGGGCGTTTCCTTGGGTGACCCAGCAGCACCGCCCATCGCGTCCCTGGGCGACGTGCAGGTCTTGCCCCTGGGCAGCCTGAGGCCCTACCCGGCTAACGCCCGCAAGATCAGCGTCAAGGCCGTTGAGCAGACAGCCCGCAGCCTGGCCGCGTTCGGCTGGCAGCAGCCGATGGTCACTGACCCTGGCCTGGTGCTGATCGTCGGGCATGTCCGTCATGCTGCTGCCCGCAGCCTGGGGGCGACCCATGGCCCCGTGATCGTCACCGACAAGCTGACCCCTGACCAGATCAGGGCCTACCGCATCGCTGACAACCGCACCCACGATTACACGACCTGGGATTACGGGATGCTCGCCGCTGAGCTGGGTGAGCTGGGCTCTGGGTTTGACGCCGTGCTTGACCTCGCGGACTGGCGCGGCATCGTCAGCCAGTTTGAGCGAGACGGCGCAGGCGCTGACGCTGCTGGCCTGCTGCTGGCTGGTGATGCCAGGGCGCTGGTCACCGCGCAGCATTCCGTGGTGGTCGTGTTCGCCACCGCTGAGGATGCCGACGCCGCAGGCCCGCACCTGCTCAAGCTGCCCGGGGTGCTCGATGTCCGTTACGCCCGCTGACAAGCTGGCTGGGCTGCTGCCCGTGGTGGTCTCTGGTGGCAGGCCCAAGCTGGTGGACCGGCCCACCCGCAGGCACCTGCCTGCCCTGGCAGGTGTGACCGCCGCCCCGGTGTGGCTGGTCCGCGATGATGAGGCCCCAGGCTACGAACGCGATCACCACGAGCTGGTCACGTTCCCCCGTGCTGAGGCCGAGGCGTACGCAGCGGCCAGGTGGACCGCGACAGAGCCCTGGGCACCTGGCATGGCCACCGGGGTATTCCCGGCCCGGGAATGGGCCTGCCGCCTGGCTGAGGATCGCGGCCACTGGGCTGCCCTGGTGCTCGATGACAACGTGCGCCGCCTGGTCGTGTTCATGAACCGCGCAGCCACCAGGCGGCTGGTGGACCGGCACGGCGGCCTGGCCCTGTTCGCTGACATCCTCGCGGCAGTCACCCTGGCCACCAATGCCCGCATGGCCGGGGCGATGCTGTCTGCTGCTAACCCAGCCTCAGAGCCGGACATTTTCGCCCGCCCCGGCTTCCCGTACTCGGTCTACACCGAGGTCGTGGGGCCAGGGCGTGAGGACTGGTACGGGCCGACCGAGGAGGACATTTTCCACGCCTACCAGTACGGGGCCAACGCCAGCTCTGACACTGCCGCCGTGGTGGTGCCGCTGCGGTATCTCAAGGATCACACCCGGCAAAGCGGCGGGATGCGGCCCCTCTACGCCGGGCACACCCGGTCGGTTGGCTTGCAGAGGATGGCACCCGAGATGGCCCGGCTGGGTGTCCACCGGGGCCACGCCAACGGGGCCGGTGAGCCCCGGGTCTTTCACAAGATGATCAGGGGCGCGATCCGCACTCCGCTGGTGATCACTGACCCTGGGCTGTTCGCCCAGGCACAGGGCGAGCTGGCTGGCCTGGCCGATGAGTTCACCGCCGAGTACGCTGCTGACGTAGCGGCCAAGGTCACCAGCCGGGCCGCCCGCGCCAGACCATAGCCCGACATAGCCCCTCGGTGCGCCATTCCCACCGGCAGCAGTGTCAGGGGCAGCGATGGGCCAGCGCGGGCCAGCAGGCAAGCCAACCAGCCTGCGCCTGCTGCACGGCGACCGCCCCTCTAGGGTCAACCTGGACGAGCCGAAGCCCCGCAACCTGCCCCCTGAGCCGCCTGACTGGCTCAGCAGCGGGGCTGCCGCCGAGTGGTCCCGGGTGGTGCCTGACCTGCTGGCCATGGGCACCGTGACCGCCGCTGACAGCATCGCCCTCGGTGCCTACTGTGAGTCCGTGGCCAGGCTGCAAGCTGCCAGCCAACTGGTGGCCAAGGCCGGGCTGATGCTGCGCGACCGTGACGGGGAGGTCCGCAAGAATCCGGCTGTGGCCCAGGCGCGGGACGCGGGCAACGATGTACGCCTCTGGTGCCGTGAGTTCGGCCTGACCCCCTCGGCCAGGGCTGGCATCAGGGTTGAGCATCACATCCACGGTGACGCCGCAAGGTTGCTGACCCATGGCTAGGGCCTGGGTGGCTGGTCTCGCTGGTGCTGCTGCCGCCGCAGCAGTGCTGGTGCCTGCCTCTGCACCGGCTGCCCCGGCCCGGGACCGCCCGCCTGAGTGCGTCACCGTGCGCCTGGTGGCCCCGTCCGGGCGGGTGGCCTGGGTAGTGGGCTGCGGCGGTGCGGCCGGTGCAGAGTCACCCTGGGCGGACTGGCTGAGGCAGCCAGGCAGGCAGCCTGTCACGATGGATGGCACCCGGCACCTGGACCCGGCCAACTGCCCGAAGGCCAACCCCTGCGTGATCATCGCGCTCAACTCGCCGGGCAGCTAGGCCCGTGGCCTGGTGGGTGCCTGCCCTGGTGGCCGCGCTCGCGGTCCTCGCGGAGGTCGGCCTGTATCTGTGGCTGAGGCCAGGCGATGCCTGCTGACCCGGTATGCCGCTACAGGTTCGACGGCAAGACCTGCCGCCGCAGAGGCCCGCACCGCTGCACCGGCAGGGTCGGCCATATCTGCGCCTTTTTCGCGGAAGCCCTCACCCATACCAAGGGCGAATATGCCCGCCGTCCTTTTATCCCTGCCCCCTGGCAGCGTGAAAGGGTGCTGGCACCATTGTTCGGCACGGTCTTTTACGACCCGAAACGGGGCAGGTATGTGCGCCGATATCGCACCCTCTACCTTTACCTGCCCCGAAAGAATGGCAAAACGGAACTGCTCGCCGGCATTGTCCTTTACCTGCTGTGCGCTGACGGGGAAATAGGCGCGGAGATATACGGGCTTGCCCTGGACCAGGCACAGGCTGGCCTGGTCTACCGGGTGGCCCGCCAGATGGTTAAAAACAGCGTCACCCTGACTGAGCGGCTGACCATTGTCCCCAGCGCGGTGCGGATTGTGGACGAATCCACCGGCAGCCTTTACTCCGTCGTCGCTGGGGACGCCCCTGGGGCTCTCGGGTTTGACCCGTCAGGGGCCTACATTGACGAGCTGCTGACCCAAGTTGGCAGAGACCTCTACGACGCGATCAGGACCAGTTTCGGGGCCAGGGCTCAGCCCCTGCTGCTGATGGCCACCACCGCTGACAACGACCCTGCCGGGTTCGCTGCCACCGAGCGGGAATGGTCCACCAGGGTGCTGGCTGACCCGGCCCTTGACCCTGAGCGGCTGGTGGTCATGTTCGCCGCCCCTGATGACGCCGACTGGACATCACACCGCGCCTGGCGGGCAGCTAACCCGGCCCTGGGCGACTTCCTAGAGGTCAGGACACTGGCCAGCGAATGCAGGCAGGCCCTGGGCAACCCGGCAGCCGAGCGGAGCTTTCGGCAGTTCCGCCTCAACCAGCCCACGAGCAAGGTGGGCCGGGCCATAGACCTGGCAGTATGGGACGCCAGCGCCGGGCCAGCAGGGGCAGCCGCCCTGCCTGGGCTGCTGGCCCGGCAGACCTGCTGGGCTGGGCTGGACCTGGCCAGCACCAGCGACCTGGCCGCCTACTGCCTGACATTCCCCCAGCCTGACGGCAGCTACCGGCTGCTCTGGCGGCACTTCGCCCCTGCCTCAGCGCTGCGTGACCTGTCCCGCCGCACAGGTGGCCAGGCTGATGTCTGGGTAGCCCGGGGCCTGCTCACCCTGACCGAGGGCAACGTGATCGACTACGGCGCGATCACCGCAGCCCTCAACCAGGACCGCGCCCGGTATGACATCGCGGAAGTGGCGTTTGACCGCTGGGGCGCAACCATGCTCAGCACCGCCCTGCTCGATGAGGGCTGGCCCCTCGTCCAGATGGGCCAGGGCTATGCCTCGATGGCTGCCCCGACTGCTGAGCTGCTGCGCCTGGTCAGGGCTGGCCTGTACCACCACGGCGCTGACCCGGTGGCCAGGTGGCAGGCAGGCAACGTCGTCACCAGAGCCGACCCGGCAGGCAATCTCAAGATCGACAAGCAGCGCAGCGCCGAAAAGGTTGACGGCCTGGTGGCAGCAGTCATGGCCCTGGACCGTGCCCAGCGGGCGACCGCACCGCAAGAGGACTATGCCGCCGCAGGGTGGTGACGGAGGGCAGCCCCATGAGCGACCTAGACGACCTGAGGACGACCTGCCAGCGGCAGCTTGACTGGCAGCTACAGATGGCCCTCGGATACCTGGCCTACTACGACGGGCAGAGCCAGATCACCACCCTGATGGACACCACCGAGCGGGAGACGTTTATGCGCTTCCTGCAAGAGTCCTATGCCAACTGGTGCGAGCTGATCGTCAACGCCGTCGCTGAGCGCTTGCAGGTGGTCGGGTTCCGGTTCGGTGACAGCACCGATACGGCCTGGGCGATCTGGCAGGCCAACCAGCTTGACGCCGACTCTGAGCTATGCCAGACCGATGCCCTGGCCTGTGGCCGGTCCTTCGTCCTCGTGCAGCCTGATGACGACAACCCGACCGGGGTCAGCATCACCCCAGAGTCACCCCTTG